TAATACCCATTAATGTGTTTCTTGCTGAAGGAGGAATCAAGAAGAAACGACCTTCCATTGGAACATCATTGTCATCTAAGCGTTGTACAGTTCTACGGATACCAGCAGATGTCAATGCAGAAGCATTTGATGAACTTGATGTGTAAGCAGTAGTACCATCACCACCGATGTATGCGTTACCATAAGTTACAGCTGATCCACCATTAAATGTACGACCTAATTGGATTAATGATGTGTCAACTTGTCTAGCTAAAGCATAACCAGCGTCATCTGTATAGAAACGACGAAGTGATGATAGAGCTTGTACTTCAACCATGTCTTCAATTAATCTTGAATATTCATAGTGTTTGTCAATTAAAACAGCGATATCTGTTTCAGTAGCTGCTTGAAGAGTTACTTGTGTATTTATTGCTTTAATAGCTGCAGTACCTCGTGTAGGAACAGGGATACGAACTGTATCACCTTTCTTACCAACGAAAGACATTTTTTTAAATAAATTTGCTGCTACTAAATTCTTTTTGTACGCAGCTACAATCTCGTCACTCCAAATTTCGGGAATAAAGGTTGCTGCTGTGGTAATACTTACTTGATCGGTACCTAAAGCCATGATAAAAATCCTTTTCTAAATAGTTAAATTACACGACCCTCTCGATATGCTGACATAATCTCTTCAGACATAGCATCATATTTATCAGGATCGGACTGCATGAGTTTAATAATATCGCTTCGACGATATTTCTTCTTTGCAACAGATTCAGTAGCTCCTTTGCTTCCAACATCAGCAGCTTTTAATTGCTGGTCTCGGTCAACCTTGGATGTTTCTGCTACTTTTTTAGTGATAGACTGTTTATCATTCCATGTAGAGAGAAGTTCTTTAGCAGAATCATAGTCAAACTGTGTCTCTGCTCTAGCAAATAGCTCTGTACGGACTCTTGAATTCTTAATCCACTCAGCAAACTCAGGAGATTGTACAACTTCACCTACATTAGGAAATTCAGATTTAAGCTGAGAAAGAGTTTGTTCCCTTTTCATCATTAATGCTTGATTCTGTGCTTCTTTAATTGCAGGGTGGTTATCAATTGCCCTTTTTACTGCGGTTTTAGGTTCAATGAAAAAATCATCGTCACTTTCTGTTGCTTCTTGTGTCTTGGATTCCTTAGCTGTTTGAGTCTTAATAAAGTCGTCCACTACTTGTCGTAGTTCACCAACTTCACTGCCTTGACGACCTATTAGCTTTTCAGCTTCTTGGTGCATCGAAACAATATCTTTTAGTGATTTACCACGATACTTTTCAGGGACATCATCTACTGGTTTAGTTTCTACTTTCTCTTCAACCTTGGGTTCTTCGACTGCGAGGTCTTGAGCCTTGTCTACGAGATTAGAAGCTTCCAAATCATTTACTAACACTTCATCTATTAATCCTGCCATATTATTTCTCCTGTGCGTTTAGCATTTTAGGAAAGAATTTCAAGCGGCATTCTGCTTTTGTTCTTCAGCCAATTTTTGTTTACGCTTTTTATCCCAAGCATCGGCTGCACCTGGAAAGCTTCCTGACCAACCCTCTAAGCTAACTCTAGGTGCACTGATGATCTTATCAGCGTTAGAATTGCATTTAGGGCATGGAAAAGTTTGTGTGTACTCCGTTAATTCCTCAAAGTGATTATCACAAGTGGAACAATGGAACTCAAACAACTTCTTCATTCTTTAACTCCTCGTAGGCTTGCTCTGAAGCACCTTTAAGCGACAGAATCCATTGAAGTATATCTATTTGACCTTTTCGTTTATGAAACTCTTCAAACGAATCAGCTGTATTAATTTTATTGTATGTATCATAAAGGTTTTGAGTGTCTTCCATGAAGTCTTCCCAACCTTTTGTAGCCATAGTGCTAAATCTATTTTCGTAGTATTCTTGTAATTCTCGATCCATCTATTGCCTTTTTAATAAAAGTAGTGTATAATGAGAGTTTATATAACAATTATAGCATAGAAATCTTAATTTGTCAAGGGTTTGTTACTAGATTGCATTTGTTGCTTGACAATCTCTAAGTTTTGGTCCATATCAGCCTCTTTAAGCATTAATTCAGCTATTTTTACCCTTCTATCAAACTCTGCGGATATTTTATCGTCCTCATTTGGTAGGTTTGTAGAGATAGCAGTCATAAGTTTAGCTTGCGTTTCTTGTGGTTTAGTCTGAATATCGACCACATTTTTAGCAGCAACAGTCTTATTAACTTGAATTTCTGACATAGTTTTCTCAACTTTAGACTGAGCATCTTGCATTTGTAACTGCATAGCCATTTGTTGCATTTGTTGTTGTTGTGGGTTAGGTGCAGTTGCTTGAGCAATTTGCTGTAATAAACCATTCTTATTAGGAAGGCTAGAATTAGCAATAACACCTTGGATAAGGATTGGTGTAATTGGATTATCTGAGCCAAGAGTTTTAAGTAGGTTAATGATTTGAAGTTGTTCTACTTCTCTTGCTAACATACCTAATGTTGAAGAAGGAATAAATTTCCAATCTTTAACTGGGAACTCTTCAGGATTAAATTGCATAAATCTCCAAGCTGCCTTCTCAATAAATGGGATAAGGAATTGATCTTGGAAGTTTACTAATGTGCGTTTATTTTTCTTGAGGATGCTAGAAAGCGTTACAGATAGTTCACCGCCAGCAGGTTGTGTTTGCATAGCTGCTGAATCTAATGTACCTGTAGCTTGTAATAGCATTGTTTCAAATGCTTGTGCAGTCTGAATGTTTCCACCATCTGTTTGACCAAACTTAAATGGCATTAAAATCTCAGATGGATTACCATTAGTAAGAACACTCTTACCTGGCTTAATTTCAAACTTAGACCCACGAGGAAGTCTAGTAGCATCCATACCCATCATAGGTACAGTTGTAAGTGCTAGTGAGTCAAGATGGCTACGGAGTTGAGCATCAATAGCTTTTTGCATATTGTAACCCTTCTCTGCAACACCTCTACCCCAAAATCTATTAGGAACTGTATCATCTTGGTAAGCAATAACTGGACGATCCTTCATCATATAAGGACTGCGTTCAGCTTTTAATAGTTGGTTTTCATTACCAATAACAACAATAGCTTCTACTAAATCACCATATTCTTCCATGAGGTCTGATTTCTCTTCGCTGTTTTCACCTAAGATATCAGCAATCTCATCTTCTTTAGCATCAAGTAAATAAGCTGGTACTAGACCATAGTAACGAATAAGTTTAATCTTATCATCTTTATATTCTTCATCAATCCATGATGCTTCTAAATCGGGTTCAGATGTTGAGTCATCTTCAATATCAGTGTCTTTATAAACACCTGACTTAACATTTTCAGCAACTTTATGTGCTGATACAAACTCTTCAATGGCTACACCAAGTGCATCATCAATAGATGTTGCTGTTGGGTCAATAAGAAAGTTTTGTGGAGAGATTGGGTTTAATCCAATGACTACAGTTTCTCTTTCTTCTACGCCAACTGCTATTGAATCTACTTCAGGTAGTTGTCTTGTTGCTGGAACAAGTTCTTTAATTTTCTTAGTTGTAATCTCACCAATGCCAGTACCATAGATAGAAGCTAAAAGAGTAATGTCACCCACTGACTTGCGGATTTTATTCTTTTTAAATTTCTCTTTCATGTAGGCTTTAAGATATTCTACATCACGAGGATCTCTATCCATCATGTCATCATCAATATCAAATAGGTGGTCGCCTTGACCAAATACTGCTTCTTCAATATCAGCTGTATGGTTCTCAATGGCTTGCTGTAAAGCAGGTGAAGTAATACGGCTTCTCTCTGAATCTCTTAGACGATCCTCAGCAGCCCACTCACCTCTCCAAAGTCTTTCAAACTCTTTCCAGTCTGTAAGATAATTAGTATCTCGATGGTTTCGCCAATCTTCGACATATTCCATTACCCAATCAACTAATTTATTTTGTGCCATTTGGTTTCCTTTTAATATCCTGATATTACATCTATTACTTGAAATTCTTCGTCTTCATAATCTTGGAAATACTCTACTACTTGAATTTGGTCTATATAGGCTAAAGCATCCACCAAGTCATCATGTAGCAAATGATTAGGAAAATTAACCAGCTGATCGATGAACTCATTATTCCATTCTCCCATATTAAGTGTAACCTTACCATGTTCAAATCTACCTTGTAGAGCCCAAACTATACGATCAGTTTTCTTTTGGTTTCCATGAGTAACATCATCTATTCTAAAATAGTGATTGTTCCTTCTCATTAAATCCATAAGGTAAGGTAGTGCAGCATTCTTTAAACTACCCTTTTCAATACCTACAGCAACTGGTTCATACTTTATCACTGTCTTAATAATTTGTTCGCAAGTCTCTTTAATGTCCCAACGACCATGAACAATATCTGCTACCCACCAACCACCTTCGTGGACTTTAACAACTGCTATTGCTGTTTCATCCAGTTTGCTATTCTTATTGCCCGACTCTTTATCGACATTAATGAAGCCAGCCAAGTCAACTGTAATAAAAAAACGACCATCACTAGGTTCTTCATCATCTATTTTTATCCAATCTTCTTTAAAGATGTCTCTACTTGCTGCTTCAAATGATGCTAAGAACTCTTGCCTAAAAGCAAAGCTAGACATGGATTGTTTAGCAGCTTCAATTTCTTTTGCAGGAATTAGTGGATTGTCATAAGATGAATAATGGAATCCAGTCCACTCAACATCTTTATCACTCTCTGCATATTTATATAATTCGTAGAAGTGATTACGCCCTTTAGGTGTTCCTATAAACATAGCTCCGCCCTGTACATCGGCAAGGGCTGGTCGTAAGATTTGTTCCCAAACATTTGGTTTAATGTCTGCGTACTCATCGATCACTACAAATGCTAGACCTACACCCCGAAGTGTATCAGGTCTGTCTGCACCTTTTAAGAAAATCTTTCTTCCATTTACTAAAGTCAGGATAGAAGTGTTCTCATGTGCAGCACTTATTACTTCATGTCCTAGTTCTTTTAGCAACCCCCAAAGAATATCTTTAGCTTGTTGGTAGGTTGGAGCAACATAGAACACATCTTTATTCTTACTCTTTAACGCTTCAATAAGAAGCATCCATGCAGCCAGTCGACTCTTACCAAATCGTCGCCCTGCAGCTACAACTTTAAACCTTGTTTTGTCATTAAAGACTTCTAGCTGCTTTTCATGCAGCTTTACTTGTAAATTAGCTATAGCTATTTCCTTTTAACTGGAATTACAGCATAAGGTACAAATGTATCTTTATTGTCCATCGGTTTCTATTTCCTCGTAGTCGGCTTCTTGAATTTCATCTTCACTAGAATGTATCACTGTCTCACCCACACCCATAATCTGAATGCTAATATGATTGCTCTTACCTTTTACTTTTTCTAAATAGTCAGCTGGTAGTATTCTATCCATAACTATTTTAAGACAAGCCATCTGATCGTCATCTGTATCATCGAGTGCTTTGAACAGCACCTTCTCAACAATGTACTTACTTTCACGACCTAGCATTTCTGCTAATATTTCTTGTGCTCTTGCTTTTTTAGAAACTGGGAGAATGGCATCACTCTTCCGTTTCTTAATGATTTTGTTCTTTTTGTATTCGATGGGTTCTAAACCCTGTTCCATCCGTTCTTTATTCAAGCGAACTAAGGCTGGTCTCCCAGCACCTGGTCTTCTACCACCTCGCTTCTTTTCAGAAGATGGTTGTTCAGGAGTAGCTTCGGCTACGACTATTTCAATGTCAACTGGTTTAAACTCTTCTGTCATCTTTACCCTTACGGAGAATATTATTGCATCTATATAACAATTATATCACAAGAATAATAGAAAGTCAAGTACTTTATGAAGAATCTTTCTTTGCCTGTCAAAGAAGCTTATTAAGAAACTACAGGCAAATTTTCATTCATTTAGAAGATTTCTAGAATCTGAATGAATACGAATATTTCTCTTGACAGAATAGAATACTTCTGTTATAATAAGATCTTTAATATATATATATATAATAATATATATAATATATAATTAATATAATATATATATATAATATAATAATAATATATAAATATATATTAATATAATACAAATAACAAAGCCAGGAACAAACCTGGCTTAGTTTATATCTAAGAATAAAATTACTTATTCATTACATACATTGTAACTTCAAATCCAAAACGCATTTCAGTAGCAGCTGGTTTTGTCCACATGGTTATTCTCCTCGTTAAGTTAATATAAACATTTTTCAGTTTATGTATATATTATACTCCCTTTCTAAAGATTTGTCCTCAGTAAAACCATGAATTGTCGTTATGGTTCCCCTAACTCCAGTAAGCGAGGAATGCCCTTAAAGGCATTTCGAGCTACCTTCGTATTAAAATTAAAAGAAAATCGTTTCTAGACCCCTTCCTGTTCGTTTAAATACTATCTTTGGTCTCTCTTGAGATGTCATTATTCTACTATTTTTTAAATTTAGCATTGAGAGTTTGATAAGGTCCCTTTTTTCCTTCTGATATATTTGGTGTGTATCTATAAAAATATTCCAGTACAAAACTAAGACCCCCCCCCTATACTTAACATCTGATTAAATATTAAGCAATGGTTAAGCTATCAATTAAGCTTCTATTGATCTATAAAGCCCTTAATACTATTATGGTTATATCATTGGGGTTAATACTTGCTTTTATAATTGGGGGTAATTTGGAAATTTATTTAATTGAGAGGGAGAAAGTCTTTTAGATGGTACCCATAAGAATTAATTATCGTGGATAATATCGTGATAGGTTTTACTTATCAGGGAATATAAATCTATGAAATTTTAGGGAAATTTTAAAAGAATCGTGATAAATAAAATAAATCAGATAATTCAAAAATAATTGAAATAAAAGCTTGACATTTTGAAATAAGTATATATAATTTGAATTGTAGGTAGATTATTAATCAATTAAAAAGGAATAACAAAATGAAATTCAAAGGTTTAATTGTAGAAGGTAAAAAAGAGGAATACATTCAAGACTTATTAAATGTATCAAAGTTTGATCAAGTAGAATTAGAAAATATGTCTTTTAATGATGTGTTATTGAATTGGTGTTTTTATTTCAAACCAAACCTAGTAAGTCCATTTAATTAATTAAGGGGAGTATATATTATGACAACATTTAAATATCAAATAACATGGTTCTCTTTTTGGTGTAAGCCTCAAGTATTTGTCACCAATGACATTGAGACAGTTAAAGAGTTAAAATTTGAGGGCGTGAATAGTCAATATAAAGTAGAAGTTGAAGAGGGTGAATTTGATATATATAATTAATAAGGGGGCTTTCTAGCCCTCTTTTTTTTCTATAAATATTTTAAAAAACACTTGACAAAATAAAAAACTTAATTAAACTAATAACACTTATTAAACAAAAGGGGTATTAAAAATGATCTACTTATCTATTGTTAGCACATCGGTCTTAATGTTGTTTTTATGGTGTATCACTAAAGACCCGCAAATTAAAACACCCTTAGGCTATGCAATTCTAGCTTTTTGGTATATCGTATTGATGATTCAAATTATCGCAACATTTTCTTTTTACTTTAATTAAGGGGTATAACATGAGCATGACAAGACAGCATTTTGAAGCAATAGCAGGGGTTCTTAAATTTAATCAAGCGGACAGAAGCCTATGCCTTGAGTTAGCTATTAAATTCATGGATTATAATTATAATTTCGATACAGAAAAATTCATGGAAGCCTGTGGACATGGTAAAAAACAATATAGCGTTGAGCCTAGAACTCAGTCTATAAATGGGTTATGTTAATTAATTTTAATTTTATTGGGGGTTATTATGTATCAATCTATTAATGAGTATCAATTCAGAGACGCTTTTCGATCAATGGGGAGGGGTGATCAATTCACCTATGAGGGTTTAAATATCCTCTTTAATTGGTTAGAACAATATGAGGTGGATACTGGCGAAAGGGTCGAGCTTGATGTCATAGCCTTGTGTTGTGATTTTTCAGAGGATAGCGAAGACATAATTCGGGGGTCTTATGCTGACATGATGGACGAAGACGAGGACATAGAGGAATTTTTAAACGATAATTCTTTGGTTATTGGTTCGCATGAAATGGACGGCGTGAAGTATTATATTTATCAACAGTTTTAAAAGGGGCATAGCATGAACTATCTATTATTTAAGGCAACATATCAAAGCATGATGTTTAAACAATCTAAACAAAGAGAGGCTATAAAATGACAAGGGCAAACGATATTTTTAAAAATGTTTTAAGGGCTATGCAAGACGCAGAGGAAATTGAGGGAGTAGAAAACCCTCAAGACTATTTAAAACTCATGGAAGACATAAGACATGAGGCTCAAAAACGCTTTAACAATTGTGTTGATAATATGGGGGGGTAGATAATGAAGACTTTATTTCATATTGAGCATGAATACGAAATAGACCTAGGGCTTTTAGATGATTCGGACTTATTCGAGGAACTAGAGGAAAGGGGCTATGATGTTGTAGAAGAGGGAACGAAAGCCCTCATTGAAGAGATATATAACACAAAAAAGCTAGGGAAACCTTATAACCACTTACTAGAAAAACTAATAGAAGAGACAACAGGGAGGATTTTATAAAATAAGTTTTTACAATTTTTTAGTTAAAAATATTTTAACAAGTGGTGTTTTTACCTGTAAATTTTTAAACAATTAACTTTTTTAATAAGGAAAATAAAATGACAATTAATATTTTGGAACTTGATCAAATATGCGACATTGCAGACAAAGTTTATTTTGATGTTATAAATCATTTAGACATAGAGCATAAGTGTATTGAAGACGACGAAGAGACAGGGGGCACAAAAAACACCGAGTTTGGTGAAGACCTCTATTTTTTAATTGAAGATGCTATTGAAAGTGCTATAAATTTTAAAAGGGATTAACATGAAATCATTACTAGCTATAATCTTGTTATCATTTACAATTAACGCTTACGCTTGCACAATAAAGAATTACATTGTAGATGGGCGGGTAATTACTTGCAGCATTTGTGGAAATGTTATTAATTGTTCATAAAAACTTAACGGAGGAATTAAAATGAAATTTTTACCAATAGAAAAAGACGACATCATAGAAGCAATAGCTGATTGTGATGAGTGGGGTTATGGGAATAAAGCAACCTGTCATCTAATAGCTGAGCGACTTACTGATAGA